ACACCCTCGATTGAATCCGTCAATATATCTGACACTAGAATGGATTCAAACCTTTGCGGTTGGGTAGTTCCAGCTGTAGAGTATCGCGGACTATTTGACAACCTATGGCTACAGCTAAGAGATAGTTTTGGTACAGTTAACTCAGCACTGTCTGGCACACTTGCCCAGGATCTCAAGCAGGAGATTAAAGTCACTGACGAAAAGTACGCAGACCAGATTAGGCGCGTTAGAGACGACATGGGTGACGCAAGCATGCTAAAAACTAGTGCAAGAAATCTTGCAGGTGCAATCAATGAGCTCTATAACGGCGGTGGAAGAGCTCAGGATTATGTCATAGAGCAAGGCGAAGTCGATGGATGGCAGTTCGTGAAATGGAAGAGGGGGAGATTAGAACTTATTAAGACAGTTGATTCAGACTCCAGATCGGGATGGACTGCTGGAGCCTGGAATAACATGATTTTTAACAGAAAAACGTTTACATTCCCATCGTCTTGTCGATTTATCGCAAAGCCAATCGTAACGGCATCAGTGCAGATTGGCAACGGATATTCGTTTGCCGCTCAAACAATCAATACGCAAAATACAACGATGTTGACGGTAGCTGCGAGTCAGAGCTCCGCATCTGCAGACATTTTAAACTTGCAAATCTACGCGATTGGCAAGTGGAAATAGAGGTGCGTATGGAAAGATCAATTATAATCGCAGTTTTCGCAAGCACGGGGCTATGGAGTTTTATAAGCGTGATTGTGCAGAGATACATGGAGTGTAAGAGTGACTATGCGATGATGATGAGGGGACTTGGGCACGACAGAATCTGTAGCTTGGGAGAGTTTTATATCAAGCGTGGATATATCACTCGTGACGAATACGAGAACTTAGTGGATTACTTATATATCCCTTACAAAGGACTAAAAGGCAATGGGACGGCGGAGAAGATCATAAACGAGGTTAAGCAGCTCCCTCTCACAGATAGCAAAATCAAATAATTATCAACCGGGTGGCGAGAGCCACCTTTTTAATTTATTTCAAGGAGGTAATTGAGATGAAAACAAGAAATTGGAAAGATTGGGCAGTTAAGGCGGGAACACGAGCAGTAAAGACAGTGGCGCAGACTGCAATCGCAACAATCGGCACCACGGCACTACTCACAGACGTTAATTGGGCTGTTGTTGTGAGTGCGTCAGCATTAGCAGGGTTACTATCCTTGCTGACAAGCATTGCAGGATTGCCGGAACTCGATGAGAATGTTAAAAACTATAAGGACTTGGAGGGTTAATCATGCTTAATGGTATAGATATATCGGGATGGCAAGAAGGGTTAGACCTATCAAAAGTACCTTGTGACTTTGTAATCATTAAAGGCACAGGAGGTACAAGCTATGTATCAGCTACTTGTGATGGGTTCATGCAGCAAGCGAAGGCATTAGGCAAGCTAACAGGTGTATATCACTTTGCGCGTGAAGCGGGCTGCGGTGGCACAGGTACTGAAGAGGCTAGATGGTTTGTTGCGAATTGTGGCGCTTATTTTGACGGCACAACAATACCTGTTCTCGATTTTGAAACAGATACATGGCTAGGGCAAGAATGGGCGCGCGAGTGGCTAGATGAGGTATATAGACTAACAGGGGTTAGACCTTTATTTTATACATATTTGGGCGTGCTAGAATCTCAAGATTTTAGTTTAGTAGCAAATGGGAATTATGGTTTATGGCTTGCAAGATACGGCAGCAATACCCCAAAGGGCTATGAACCCAATACACCTGTTCCAAATTCACATAGCTTCCCATTTGTCGCAATGTATCAGTATTGCTCGCAAGGAAGACTTGCGGGATGGGATAGCAATTTAGATCTTAATGTGTTTTATGGAGATGTTGCAACATGGTACGCATATGCACAAAAAGCGGGTGCAATGGCTAAGGAAACTAAAAAGACTATCACGGACAACATCACAATCAAAAGATATAATGGCGCAGATAGATACAAAACAGCAGATTTAATAGTTGATGAGCATATCAAAGCAAATAAAGTTGTAGTACATGGGGAATCATATGCAGATGGAATCACTGCTTGTTACCTTGCAAGAAGCAAGAAAGCGAATATTGTATTTGACAAGTGCAAGGAAACAAACGGGCTAGAAACATATACCATAGGTGGCGACATCAAAGTGAATGGCACGGGAGTAAAATCTATTAGCGGTGCAAATCGATATGATACGAATCTTGCAGTACTGAAGGAATGTAGCAATGATATTAAGAAGCTTATCATCACAAGCGGTAAAGATTGGGCTGACGGAATATCAGTTACAACTGCGGGGCTTCCTGTAATGCTCGTAAGTGATTATATATCACTCAAACAAGCAGCATTTCTCGAGAAACTATCGGATGAAATAGAATATATCATCATAGGCGGCTCAAGTGCAGTATCGCAGATTGTAAGCAAGCAGATCGCCGACATAAGCCAAGTAACAAGAATTGATGGCGCAGATAGATATGAAACGTCAACAATGACTGCAGAATACTTCTATCCAAACGCGGAAGCCGTGATTTTAGTTAATGCATGGGCGGATGCAGTAGCAGCAAGCAACATCGGAGATTACCCTGTTATATTGCTCAACAAGTACACCAATGAATCAGCTAAGGCATATATCAAAAAGCACGGAATCAAAAAGGCTTTTGTCTTAGGCGACATATCTGATGATATACTAGCAGATATATTCAACTAACTTTAAAAGGAGATAAAAAATGAAACATGAAGAATTTATGAAGCTATGTGCGAGGAAAGTTGCAGAATACGAGAACAAGAGAGATGACATTGATGTAGAAATTGACCGTGATGATGTGTTTTGTGTATGGTCGTGTAAAACCTTGCAAAATAGTAAGTGTTTGATGTCTGCACCACATAAGGGTGCGAAATATTACGAGTTTACACACAATGGAGATAGGCACGAAGTATACATGGATGTGTACAGTAAAGATATTAACATCGCACTTACGGAGGACGGAAAACCAATCACAGAACGAATAAAATAATCAAGAGGGCATTTGCCCTCTTTTTTTATTGCTATAAATGAAGAATCCGTACACGATTTGTACACGTTTTTTGTAAATATCACATGTTCAAATATAAAGAAGTGAATATAAAAACGTTGTAAAATGAGCGTTTGTGAATGCAAACGAAAATAAGAAAAGCTACAAAATTACTCTCGCCATCTCCACCAAAACAAGCTGAACCGTTGAAATTTCAACGGTTCATTTTTTCTGTACACGGTCTGTACACGTTTATATCTTGATTTTGTCTAAAACTTTAACAGCTTTCTCCTGTTCTGCAGGATAAAAATGACTATATCGGTTTAGTGTTTGTTCGATGTTTTTATGTCCAAGTCGTCTACTGATCTCCAAAATGTTTATATTATTGTTAGCCAATAGCGAGGCGTGACTATGTCTAAAATCGTGAATCCTGATGTGATGTAGTCCTGCTCGCTTTGCTGCCTCTTTGTTCACGTTTTCGATGCTCGTGTCCCTGAGCGGTTTATATCCACCAGTTATGTAAAAGTTATCATTAAAGCCGTCAAAATCTTTGCATTGAGCATAGTGCTGCTCAAGTACTCTTTTCAGAGGTTCGGGAACTTGCAAAGTACGATTGCTGCTCATATTCTTAGGTGGTGTTTCACGGTCACCTCCTGATAGTTTTTGTGATATGCTTTTGCTAATGGTTATAGCGCCGTCTTTATAGTCTGACCACCTAAGAGCATGTATTTCGCCTTTTCTCGCGCCCGTAAAATAAGCAAGCATGAAGAACACATAATAGTCGTAAAAACCTTTCTCAAGAGCGATTTCGCGGACGTAAACTATATATCGCTTGAACTCATTTGGTGTATAGAATTGTATTACATCTTTCCCTTTATATGGATTCCTGAAATTACCGACCTTATTTAAAGGATTGCTCTTAAGATATTCTTTTGATACGGCCCAATTCAAAATAGATCTAAATTGACCGTAGATGTTTTTCTTCATCGTATGAGAAAGCGGCAGATTGCCTATTGATAGCTTCCATTCGTTTAGTCTTCGCACGCTAAGTTTATTTAAGCGAATATCCAAAGGATAAATATACTTATAAGTAATTCCCTTGGCTTTCTTTAGTGTCGATTCCCTTACATCGATTTGTTTAAATTCAAAATATAATTCAATTAGATCCTGGAGCATCATATTGCTATGAACCTGCTCATTTTTGTTCCTGCTTAGCTTTGCTTCTAATTCTTTTGCCGCTGCAAGACCGTAAGCTATACGCGTCAAAGAACGATTTTTGCCACTGTCATCAATATAATTTATTCTTACTCTATACTTGGATAGTCCATCTTGCTTTTCTTTTGTTTTATAAATTGGCATGGCAACCTCCTTGATTTGGGTACAAAAATACCCCTACATTTGACATTTAGGGGCTGCAATGGTACAATTTCGTTGTTCAGACGGGTTGTGCCTTACAGCCTTATGCATCGCCCTCGGTTTCGGCTGGGGGCTTTGTTGTTTATTTCAATTTCTTTAAGCTCGGATTTTCTAGAAGTGATGTCATTTGACTTGGGGCAGTGGCATTTAGCTTCACAAGGCGATCTGGTTGAGGAATGCCATCTTTGATTAACTCAGCGTTATAGCTTTCTAAATTTGTTAAAACGATGAGTTGTTCTAGCGTGGCCGAATCTCTTATATTTTCCGATTTAGGCCTATCTGGATTTAATTTGCGCCACTCTTTTGCTGTCATTCCAAATAATGCCACATTTAGAACATCAGCTTCATTTGCATATACATATCCTTGCTGCTGTTTTGTTAAGTCCTCCGGAATTAAATTTTCTTGTATGGCATCGGTGTGTATTTTATAGTTAGTTTTAGTGAGAAGTCGCCTCATGTTCCAGTTTAGTGATAGCCTGTTGTTCTCGTCTTCTTTTAATCTCTGATAATCTTTAATTATATAAAGCTTAAACTCAGGTGAAATCCAAGAAGCAAATTCAAAAGCAATATCTTTATGTGCATAAGTTCCACCGTATCGTCCCGCTTTGGAACGGATTCCAATAGCTTGCATACGATTTATCCACTGAGAAGGGGTCATTACTAATCTACCCGGTTCACTTCTAACCGTCTGGAATTCCATACGGTTAAAATTCGGATTGTATAATTGCTCCCAAGTTGCTAAAAAATCAATGGTTGCATAAGAACTAAGCCAGTTTGAAACCACTATTCGTGGATCTTCAGGATTTTTATGTTTAGCAATATCCGTTAGTGAAATATAATCATCCTCATCGCCTTGTGATACAACAGTTATTTCTAAACCGTTAATGTTCATTTTTTCTTGAAATTCTTTGCTCATGTTTCCTCCTTAAACACTACTTCGTCGATGCGTTCGGTTCTTATATCCATATAGACACCTAAAACATTGAAATCGTTGAGTGGAATACACCAACACACTCGCCTATCACAGTCATCCCCTCGGCATCGGTTACAATCGGCTCATATTCTGCATTGCATGGGTTGAGTATGATTGTATCCTCTTGCCAAAATACCTTTTTGAGGACTGCTTCGCAATCGGAGTTTATTCTCACAGCGTAGATATTACCGTCTTTATAATCGTAAGTCTTTTTTATAAAAGCAAGGTCGCCGTCTCTAATTCCAGCATCAATCATGCTATCACCACGGACACGCACGCAAAAATCTGCTTTTACTGAGCTATCTATGAAAAAGTGTCCTTCGAAGTTCTCTTCACACCAGGTCCCTTCGCCAGCACAAATGTCGCCTAGAATTGGAATAGGGCGAGAAGCTGGCGTCAATAGGTTTGTTATACCTGTAACATCGGGTTCGCTTGAGTGGTCGTTCATAAGGTCAGACCTGTTTATATGAAAAAATCTGCATAGCTTGTCTATTTTATCCATTCTAGGCATCTTTACGCCCTTGCACCAATTCGATATTGTCGTTTGGCTGACTCCCATGTATTCGGCTAACTCTAATTGCGTTGTACCACGCTTCTCCATTAATCTGTTAAGATTTTCAGAGATAATTCTATTTATTTCTGTTTCTGACACTTCCTCATCTCCTTTAATATGTTGTAATCGCATTTTAAAACATAATGTTATAAAACACAATACTTTTTTATAAAAAATATAACTTTTAGTATTGACTATAACTTTAAGTTATGATAATATGGCCTTGTAGCAAAGCATAAGATGGGAGGTGAAAACATGAAAAAAGAGATAAAGATAAGCCTTGCTGCTGCGAGAGTTAACGCAGGACTAACACAATCAGACATAGCCCGCGAAATGCATATTAACAAATCAACAGTTGTCAATTGGGAAAAGGGTAGAATAACGCCTAAGCCTGCTCAATTTGAAAAGTTTTGTGCACTATGTAGGATTGACAAGGATTATATTTTTTTGTAATAGATATAACTTAAAGTTATTAAACCATCACACCAGCCGGAAAGGAGGAGCGATGAAAGAAAGTATTAAGAATTTATCAACAAAAGAATTGGTTAACGAACTCGTAAAGAGAGAGGGTGTCGAAATGAAGTATGCCGAACCGCACAAAGATTTAGATGTGAATGTCAACGGTCCGGCAATAGTGCTAATCGTTACAGATTAACCGATATTAGAAAGGAGCCACAAAATGAGATTTCCAAATGTGAGACCAGATGTAATTACAGCATTTGAGATGTATCACTCGCTAACATACTTCACGTCTAGCGATGTGAAAAAATTATTTGGATGTGCAGGGTCTACTGCAGCGAAGATTGTAAAGATGACTCGCGATGAAATGGCAAGGCGAGAAATCAAGATGTACTGCGAGCATGACAACTATTTAAACAAAGACGTCTTATATGACCTAGCAGGGTTAGACATAAACAGCATCAACAAGTCATACAAGATGTTAGAAAGGAGGACACTATGAAAATCAAATCAGTAATACCACCGACACTATTTATCTCAGCAGTGCTTGCACTTAACGGTATAGCAACGGCAATAGACACACCTCAGGTGTATCAAAAGACGGAATACAAAGTCGTCAGCAATATACAAATTGATGTTAAAGGAATCTCAAACGAAATGATTGACGACATAGCCGTTAGGAGTGGCGTGGACCCTAACATAGTCAAGGCAATCATCGTTGAGGAGTCAGGAGGCAATCCTAACGCAGTAGGTGATAATGGCGAATCAATAGGCTTAATGCAGATACAACCAAAGCACCACAAGAAAAGGATGGAAGAACTAGGAATCGTGAGCCTATTTGACCCACAAGAGAACGTCATTTTGGGATGTGCTATCTTGTCAGACCTCTACGACAAATACGGTAACTACGAGGACGCGCTGAGCGTATACAACTCGGGCAACACCGAGGACGGCAAAGCATACGCAGAAAGGATATTGAGCAAATAATGGACAAGAGCGCTTTGGACTGTATCACAAAAAATAAGAAAGACGCTCCGGGGAGCGCCAATCAAAATCAACAACTTAATTATATCAAAAGGAGAAGAAAATGACAATCAAAATCAACAAGCTAGAAATTGAGAACGTAAAGCGAGTAAAAGCAGTAAAGATGGAACCCACTGCAAACGGTCTCACAATTATCGGTGGAAACAACGGACAGGGCAAGACCAGTGTGCTGGATAGTATCGCTTGGGCACTCGGAGGTAACAAGTTTAAGCCTAGCCAGGCACAGCGCGAAGGGTCAGCTATTCCACCTAACTTGCATATCGTCATGAGCAATGGTCTTATCGTAGAACGCAAGGGAAAGAACTCAGACCTTAAGGTTATAGATCCAGATGGGAACAAAGCCGGACAGAATCTACTAGACAGCTTTATAGATGAGCTTGCACTCAACTTGCCAAAGTTTATGCAGCAATCAAGCAGAGAAAAGGCAAGCACATTGCTACAGATCATAGGAGTAGGAGAGCAGCTCGTGCTCCTCGAAAAGGAAGAGCAGGACACTTATAACCGTAGGCATGCAATTGGCCAGATTGCAGACCAAAAGGAGAAGTTCGCCAAAGAGCAGGAATATTATCCTGAAGCACCTAAAGACCTGGTCTCTGCATCAGATCTAATCAAAGAGCAGCAGGAAATCCTTGCAAGGAACGGTGAAAACCAAAGAAAGCGTGAAAATCTCGCAAGCATACAAAGGATGCACGAGAAGGCATCTAGTGATGTTGAAAGGCTGAAGCTTGAACTATCCGAAGCCGAGACTAAACTTGCAAACGCAATACAGGATTTAGTAACAGCAAATAAGTCCGTTGAAAACCTTGTAGATGAATCAACTGCAGAGCTTGAAAAGAGCATAACAGAGATTGA